GCTGTTTAGCAGCAAGCATTTTCTTCTTAAAGATTACACGGTCTCCATACATCTTCTCCATCAACTCTGGAAGGAATCCACGAACATCCTTACGGAACATAGCACCGTTAGCACACACGGCGTTGTCCTTATACATCTCAAAGTTTATCTCCTCATTAAGTATTCGATCAACCGTAGCTGTTGGGTGCCTCTCCTCCAGGAGCGTCTCTGGAGAGATGTTGTACTGCATAATAAGGTGAGGGTACAGACTATTAAGGTCAAAAGACACAACCCAGTCATACTTTCCAGGAATCGGTTCCTTAACATATGCCCCCGCATACTTTTCGTTCTTGGACGATCGGTTCTTTGGTGGAATGACGATATCTCGTTTCTTAAGATAATTGTAGATAATGTTGTCCCACATCCGCACCTGATAGAACACATCACCATAATTCACTTTGGCATCATAGGCCATAGTGAGGGCAAGTTCAATCAATTTCATCTTGTCTTCCAAACGGTCAACAAGTTCCACGTCAACGATGTTGTACTCAATAAACTTCTGCCAACCTTGAGTGTAGAAGTCTTTAAAAGTATCAAACTCAGAGTGGTCTAGTTTCTTTTGTCCTAGTTCCACCTCAGCTATGTAGTCCAAACGATAGGATTCTTGTGCTTTATATGTGAATTTTTTATACAGATCAAGATAGTCGAGTTGAGTCACTCCACCCACATCGCAGGTGATTTGATTTCTTCCCTTGATCACGATTTCATTCTCAGTCACAAGACCCCAAGGAGACATTCGTTTCATCAACTTCTCTCCAAGCACCCGATTGAGGCGGCGGCAGATGTAAGGAATATCATACATCTGAATATTCCATCCAGTAATCACATCGGGAACATCCACCATCCAATAGTTAATGAAGTGATTGAGCAACTCATACTCACTTGGGCAGTGGTGATAGGTTACATTCTTCTGTTTATTGTTGAATGGTTTTACACCCCAAGTAGTAATTTCTTTGGTTGTATAGTTCTGGATAGTAATAGCCAGAATCTCTTCAGAGGCAGATTCTACATCAGGGAATCCTTGCTCTGAAGAGACCTCAATATCCAAAGTGATAAGTTTGATCTGACTGATATCAAACTTGATCTCATCTTCTGGATACTTTTCTGAGATATATTGATAGATGTATCTATCATTTCCATAGATCTCAAACCCATCAACTTCATCATACTTTTTATAGAACTCACGGCAATCCCGAACGGTGCCAGGATGCACTTCTTCTACAGGATCTCCACTTAATGTCCGATACTTAGAGTCACGCTTTGATTTTACAAATAGCGTAGGAAAAAACTCATCCCTATGCTCATACCTCTTTCCATTATCAACACCACGAACCAGAAACTGATTCCCAATCAATTGGACATTAGTGTAAAATTTCATTCCTTAATCAAGTCCTCGTATTTTTCAAGCAAAGTTGGAGTGGGATCAGCAAGTGTGAGAATCTTGTCCGAACTTATCATAAATGTATCTTGCTTTGTCAATTTCAAAAGCCAAGGTTCTAAAGTCAGTGATGATTGGTTTACAATGTAAGGATTAACGAGTTTACAATCAGGTTCACCAACATCAGCACCTACTTCTTCAATCTGACTGATCAGAACTTGATTGTTCATCAGTGCTAGAAGTTTGATCATCTTCTTTTCCATATTCAAGAATGTCCTCTAAGTAAAGTTTAGTAAGTTTATCAATTGGGTCAACCATTGTAACAACCCAATCAAATGAAAGTGGTACTACAGGTTCTTTGGCAAGAGGAACCCATGGATAGAAGCGAACTTGAAATGCGTTTTTCTTTTTCTCTTCTGTCGTTTCTTCATCTTCAATTTTTGAATAGTTGCTCATCTTAACAACACATGGTTTGTTAAGAAAGTATCCAACAACCTTTTCATCCACAACCATTTCCTGAACGTCAGCAACAACGTCTTCTCCAGATTTCAGCACCAAAAGTTTGATTGTCATAGTAAGTATCTACCTCAGATTATTCTATCATTAAAAAAGGGGGGTGTCTACTGGATTTGGCCAGTCCCCCCCGTGGCATAAGCGCCGACGATATTCAAATATATTTAGAACCAATCTTTGCGTTTATGGTGGTCTGGAACGATTCTACCTAGAGTAACTGTCAGAAGCCCATCCTCAAAATCAACTGATCGAACTTCCGTGTCGTCAGAGAGCGTCCATGCTCGTGTAAATGACCGTTGAGCCAGACCCTTGTGGAGATAGTTGGTATCCGTTTCTTTATCTTCTTTCTGACCTTCGATAAAGAGTTTACCATCTTGTGTGTAGACATAAACTTCTTTCTTTTTAAATCCAGCGAGTGCTAGTTCTAGTTTTGATTCTACATTATTTACCTGAACTAGATTATAAGGCGGATAATTTGATGTAGTTTCGTGAAGATGGAATAAACGATCAAAATACTCATCCATCCCAATGCTATTGCGAGTGATCTTTTCCATTAGGGTAGGAAGATCCGCAGCAGTATACCTTGTGAGGTTAGTCATTATGGTAGCTCCTTTGTAAGCGAGTTTGTGTTGTGTGGACCCTTTCGGCATCCACTACTAATTATACAAGATACGAAAAAAAGAGGTAGGGTAAATCCCGTACCTCTTTATAGGGTGTTCCGACTTGTAGAGTGCCGCACGAATGGCACACTACTATTTATTCTGCTTCTTGAGTTTTTCCCTTCTTACCGATGTTGTACTTCTGTTCCAACACCCAGTCAGACTTATCCTTATACGCAAGAACCTTAATTTGATTTAGAGGAGCAATATCAACAACCAATTCCTGATTGACAACACTAATTAATCCCCAATCAGCCAGAAGCCTTACAATACGATTTCTGCGCTGAACATCATTTAAAGTAAGATTTGCATGTTTGCCATCAAGGGCAAACAGTTCCTTAAAGTGAACAATATAATATCTTCCCTGCTTGTGCAAGATATGGCACGATTGATAGAGTTTCTTTTCTTTCCTTGATGCTACTCCAATACGTGTCAGAGTTTCACGGACTTTTAGGAAGTCATCAGGTTCATTAAGAAGCACCTCCACCATCTGGTTCTGAGACCATTCAACCGTAGGTTCTACCGTAGTAGTCATTTTGTTCCTCCAACGTCAAGTCGTTTTTTAATAAAGTTGATTTGTTCTTGTGTAAGAATTTTCAGAGCTTGAGATGCCTTCTCGTTACTATAACCATAGTATTGTTTGACACATTCTAAATCCTGGACTTTATCCTTTCGGAGCCAAGGAGAGAATCTCTTCTTTTTCCTGAGACTATTTAGATAAAATGAATATTGCATATCCTTGTCTAAGAAATGATACCTATTCATTTCATTGGTAAAAAGAATACAATCAAGGTGTCCAGAGAGACATCGATTGATGATATAAGGAGGATATTCCTTTGAATGTTCACTTAAATCTTCTTTTGTGAAGTTAATTGAGTTGAGCCAGTCTTTGAGTTCCATTATCTAATAATCTGAATGTCATCATCTTCCGTCCAGAGTTCAACCTTAGTTCTGAACCTATCTTCTTGCTTTAGTTTCTCATATCTCTTAGTTGCTTTCTTCTTCCACCAAGAAATAATATTCTCCAGGTAAAACTTGTCCCAGTTAGGACCACGAAGAAGTTCATCCTGCTCACCAAGAATTACTTCACGGACATTTGAATAACCATATTCTGAGATATAAGACCTCTTCTTTTGGGTGAGTCCGAATGCCATGGATATAACATCATTAAACTCCTTTAGTTTGTCTCGATCGTGAAGAGAATTCTTAATGATAGAAATCATCTTATTCTGCCTCTTCATCTTCTTGGAAGATGCCTTACTGTCAGTCAAAGGCGTATTATTGTTCAACAGAGTAAAACGGTCATGAAGTCTATGAAAGACCTCATCATGGAGAAGAGGGAGGAACTTACTTTCAGTCAAACCCTTGTATCGCATAAAGGGTTTGAGACCATCGTATTGTGAGGCATCAGTAGTAGACCCGTAGAGCGATGTTGTCTCAAAGAGAGCAATATCCTTCTCAAAGACTCGATTGAGGGTCTCACGGGCATAGTGAGAGCAGCACAGAAGTGCCAGCAGTTTACCGCCAAGATAGTTGTATCCAAAGGGTTGCGAAGGAACAATCACAAACCCCATAGCAGCATGGCGATTAAAGATAGAAAGGTTAGGTGCTTTACCCAACCACAGATTTCTTGGTTTTGAATTAATCGTAGGAGAACCGAAGCGGATGAAACCAAGAACCTTTTGAGTTCTCTTTTCAAATACCATCCAACGAAGTTCTCTACCAGGAATATTACTTTCGTTATTATGAGAAGATACAGCCCTCAGAAGATTTACATAATGCTCCTGAGGAACTGCTTGTTGAAAACGTGCTCCAACAAACTTGATATCAAATTCCATCTCTTCTGGATGAATGTCTTCATTAAAGAACTCGTCCTGAAGAGGTATGAGTTGATTTGTCTGATCGATGACTTCTTTTTTCACATAACGAAGATAATCCTCAATAGAGGAAAAGTTCTTAAAATAATCAATAAATTCATTTGCTGCCCATACAGCGTCATCTTCAGATACTATCATCACACAATCAGTTTCTTACTAGGAGTTTGAATTGTAGAGAACATTTGCTGATATTGATCTGCAATATCTTCCTGGGGTTCATTTACATAAACAACATACTTTTTAGTAACCTCAAGTTCAACATCCTTTCCCTTCAAGAGGGGAGACCAAGGAGCAAACCCCATCTGACCATTACCAGCAGGAATGGCTACAATAGGATTACAGATTACGATTGCGTCTTCTTTATCATCAACTAGGTCGGCAACAACATCTTCACCAGACCACATACGAATCAGTTTTACATTCATTTTTTCAATTCCTCAACTAAACCATAAACTAACATATTAACACTATTTGCCATAATGCGATACCCAGTACCAACATAGATTTGGCCAAGAACAACAGATACTGTGGCAATTCCCCAGAAAGTGTAGTACCACTTCGACTTAACTTGATGCTGCTTTTCTTTCTTCATTGTAAGTAATAATAAAACGTTCTTCGGATCGACCAGTAGAATCAACTACTATTTGATGCTGAATAGTTCCACCTAACAATTTTGTAGCATCTCTGAGATTATTAAGAGCTACAATTTTATCAGTTTGTTCTTTTGTGATTTTGAAACTCATTTGAATTCACACTCCACATAAAATTCTAAAACCTTCATTTTTGAGTGAACGGATACCCACACTTTGTTTCATTTTACCGTCTTTCATTAAATTTGAAA